GACTGCAAAACAAGTTAAAAAAGATGCCACTAGAGATTTATGGTTAACTGCGGCAGAAGCGGTAGAATACGGAATTATTGAAGAGGTTATTGAAAAAATGGAAAAATAATAGTATATTTAAAGAAAATGTTAAGAATAGATAAAAATATTCTTGACATTTTCAAAAAAATAAGTATATTATAAATAAAAAATAGATGATAAGTTATATGTTAAAAGAAAATTTAAACTTGGAAAGAATATAATACATAACTATAAACAACTTTGGTGGAATAAAAAATCATGGAAGTAGAAAAACAAAAAGTAGATATGTCAAAATTAGAAAGCTATGTTAGACTTTATGATAATGTTCTTAAAGAAGAAACATTAGATGTTTTTTCAAAAATTTGTAATAGTAATCATTTTCATTATGAAGGAGCTAGAGTTTTAACATCAAATGGTGGTGAAAATCTTGATACTAATATAAGAAATGTTAAAGCAGCAGGTTTATCAAACCTTTACTCTAAAAGTTTAACTACTGCGCATTGGGCTTCTTTATTATTAAATAAATTTACTAGTGGTATGAAAACATACATTACTGATCTTGATATGAATAATTTTGGATGTAGAATTAATGACATTCAAGTTTTAAAATATGTCCCTGGAGGACATTATAAATTTCACATAGACGATAATACTAACATACATAGAGTTTTAAGTTTAATATATTTTGTAAATGATGATTATGAAGGAGGAGATTTAGTGTTTAAATTAATTGGTACAGAAGAAGTTCTTAAAGTAGAAAAGAAAAAAAATAGATTAATTATTTGGCCAAGTAATTTTATGTATCCTCATTCAGTAACTCCTGTTTTAAAAGGAATAAGATATTCGGTGGTAGCATGGGGATCATAGGAAAAGATTTTGATTATAAATTAGTTAAAAAATTTTTAACTAAAGAAGAAGTAAAATTATTAAATAAATATTGTGAGATAAGACATAGAACAAATGTGTTGTTTTTTGATCCAGTAAACAATATTGAAGATACAAAACATTATGGTGACCCTGTCTTTGATTCTATGCTTACAGTTAAACAACCTTTTATAGAAAAAATAGTAGGTTACAAATTGTTACCTACATATTCTTACTGGAAAATGTATACTAAATATTCTACTTTAACAAAACACGTAGATAGACCTTCTTGTGAAATAAGTGCTACAATTAATATAGGGAGCGATGGTAGTACAGAGTGGCCTATTTACATGAACAAAACTCCAGTACATACTAAACCAGGAGATGCAGCTGTTTATCTAGGTACTAAAGTTCCTCACTATAGAAAAGCATTTCAAGGAGATTGGTGTGCACAAGTTTTTTTACACTACGTAAAAAAAGATGGTCCACATAAAAATTACTATATGGATAAAAGACCTTATTGGAGTTTTCAGACAGGTGAACTAACGCTTGCTCCAATCGCTAGAAAGGAGGGTGAATAAAAATGAAATTTAATCAAAATAAAGAAGATGGTTCTTGTGATTTAGAATTTAATGAAGAAGAAATAAAAATTATTAATAATAAAAAGAAAGTACACTTTTCTGCAGAGGCATTAAATCTTTTTGGAAATTGTTTAATGAAAATGGTTATGGATTGGAATGCTAATTTTAATCCAGATTTACAAAAAAAATTAAACTCTGGCACTGAAAAAGAATTAACATTGAAAAAAAATGATAAAGATAGAAAATAATTTTTTAAATAACGATTATTTTTTTGAAATGCAAAAAATTGTATTTAGCGATGAGTTTCCTTGGTACTTACAAAACTTTAAAGTTGAAGAAGGAGATGGTAATACTCAATTTACTCACAATTTAGTAAAAATTGTAGGAGAAAAACAAGAAATAAAGCCTAGTCCTTTTTTTACACCTTTGATGAGTGGTTTTATTTCTCAGATAGGTGCAACAAATATTATTAGAGCTAAATTAAATTTAACATTTAAAACTGAAAAAATAATAGAATTCAAACCTCATGTAGATTCTTTTAATGACGAGAACAGTTTAACTAGTATATTGTACTTAAACACAAATAACGGATATACTCAGATAGTAAATGGGAATAAAATTGACTCCATTGAGAACAGATTAGTGACTTTTCCCACAGATACTCTTCATTTTGGGACCACTCATACAGATGTTGACTATAGAGCAGTATTGAATATAGTCTATATAAAATAAAAAAACTGTAGTATAAGCTTATTATGTTGCAAAAAATAGGATTTCAACCAGGTATAAATAAACAAATTTCAGAAACTACAGCTGAAGGTCAGTGGGTAGATTGTGATAATGTTAGATTTAGGTACGGAACACCTGAAAAAATAGGTGGTTGGAAGCAATTAGGTACGGATAGTTTAACGGGAGCCGCAAGAGGTCTTCATCATTACGTAAACAGTTTAGGTAGAAAATATGCTATTGTAGGCACTAACTCTATTTTATATGCTTATTCAGGTGGTGTATTTTATGATATACACCCTATTAAATCAACAACCACGCTTACAAATGCTTTTAGCACGACTAACGGATCAGCAACTGTTACAATAACTTATCCTTCAGCACACAATGTTCAAGAAGATGATATATTATTATTAGACAATTTTACTACAATTACTAATTCTAATTTTAGTGCATCTGATTTTGACGATAAAAAATTTATGGTAACAAGTGTACCATCAACTACAACCTTAACTATTACAATGCCTTCTAATGAAACAGGAAGTGGTGCAACAACATCTGGTGGTATTAGAGTTCAACATTACTATCACGTTGGACCTGCAGTACAGGCAAAAGGTTTTGGTTATGGGTTAGGTTCTTGGGGTGGAGAAGAAGCAGGAGCAGTAACAACAACTTTAAATGGTGCGTTATTAGATGATACCGCTGGAACAGGTGGATCAGGAACATCTATTGTATTGACTGATGCTTCACAGTTTCCAAGTTCAGGTACAAACTTTATTCAAGTAGGTAATGAAGAAATTTCATATACAGGTGTTACAGGAAATACGTTAACAGGTATTACAAGGGCTGTAAGAAACTCTACTAGATCAGCACACTCTGACGGTGCAACAGTTACTAATTCAACTAATTATGTTGCATGGGGTGAAGCAGCATCCGGTGACTTAGTTATAGAACCTGGTATGTGGTCTATAGATAATTTTGGAGACAAAGCTATCTGTTTAATACACAACAGTGCATGTTTTGAATGGGACTCTTCATTATCAAATGCAACGACAACAAGAGCAACAGTTATATCAGGTGCACCAACCGCATCAAGACACATGGTTGTATCAACACCAGATAGACACTTAGTGTTTTATGGAACAGAAACAACTATAGGTGATACATCTACGCAAGATGATATGTTTATAAGATTCTCGGATCAAGAAGATATAAATACATATATACCTACAGCGACTAATACAGCTGGTACACAAAGACTGGCCGATGGATCACGGATCATGGGAGCCATAAGAGGTCGTGATGCACTTTATGTTTGGACGGATACAGCATTGTTCACTCAACGTTTTGTAGGTCAACCTTTTACTTTTGCATTTGCACAGGTTGGAACTAACTGCGGACTTGCAGGACAGAACGCATGTGTTGAAGTCGATGGCGCTGCTTATTGGATGTCAGAGAATGGGTTCTTTAGATTTGCTGGTAGATTAGAATCACTGCCTTGTTTAGTAGAAGATTATGTTTACGATGATATAAACTTAACATCTGGAAACCAAATGATCTCTGCAGGATTAAATAATTTGTTTGGTGAAGTAATATGGTTTTACCCAACGTCTTCATCATCGGTTGTAAACAGAATGGTTTCATATAATTATTTTGATTCATCACCACAAAGACCTGTATGGACAAACGGTTCTTTATCTAGAACCATGTGGAGAGATTCAGCTATATTTGGAACTCCACATGCAACTGAATATGATGCATCTACAGATACATCCTTTGATGTTGTTGGAAATACAGAAGGTACAACAGTTTATTACGAACACGAAATAGGCACTGATCAAAATAAGAATGGAACAATAACTGCAATTACTGCAAACATTTCATCTGGAGATTATGATATTACACAAGCAAGAACATCTACCGGTCAGCAAACAGGGGTTGCAACATTTAAAGGAGATGGTGAGTTTTTAATGAAAATAAGAAGATTTGTACCAGATTTTATAAGTCAAACAGGAACAACTAGAATTACATTACAATTAAAAAATTATCCCAATAGTACACAATCAGGTTCGCCGCTTGGACCATTTGATATTACTTCATCAACTACAAAAGTAGACACACGTGCAAGAGCAAGAGCGGTAGCTATGAAAATAGAAAATACAGCAGCTAGTCAAAGTTGGAAACTAGGTACTTTTAGATTTGACATACAACCAGATGGAAGACGATAATGGCAAAAATTGTACAGGTAATAACTAGACCATCAAACGAATATGATGTGCAAACTGCAGAAGCTCAAGTAAGAGATCTTGATGCAATTGTAGAAAAATTAAACTCAACGTTTCAAGCAGAATTAAAAGATGAAATTGAAGCATTTAACTTCTTTATAAATTAATGGCTAATCAATTTAAATTTGCAGGTATAGATAATAGCACATCAGGAACAGCTTTATCTCCTTTAGGATCTGGTAACCCTTTAGTCAGTGAAACTTATGTAATTAAATCTATATTGGTTACATCAGCGGGCACACCCACGGTTACAGTTACAAACAACAGTATTACAGCTATAAAATCAGCAGCTTTGACTGCTAATGTCACAACAGAATTATTAACTCAACCTTTAGTAGTTGAAGGCGGAGACAGTTTTACAGTGCTTTCTAGCACTTCTGACTCGTTTGACGTAGCTATCAGCTATTTAAATATTAAGAAAGAGGTAACAACATAATGATAGAACTACACCCTGATAAAATAATAGAGAAAATAACTAATAAAAAAACCGGAGAAAAATATAAAAATGATAAGGAATGGAAAGACAAGGGAATATCCCCTGATGACATTAGAAAAGATGTAACTGTTATCATGCCAAGCCTTGATTTATTAGGAGAAACAAAATAGAATAGTACAATGGCCATAACAAACGCACAACAATACAAACAACTACTAGCTAAAGGTGGACGTATAGGACTCAAAGGTGGAGCTGATGCTTCTATGGCAGATTTTGGTACACCTTCTACTCCTGGTGTTAGTAAAGGTAGAAAAGGACCGGGCCCAAACGTTAGTGCTGGTGGTGCTAGTTTTAATGATCTTGGTCCAAGTCCCAGTGGTGATGATTATGACAGAAACAGACAAGTTAGTTTAGAAACATTAAAAGAAGAAGGTGTTCCAGAAATAAATGCACCTGGATTGTTAGGGCTAGGTTTAAACGCTACTAAAAAATTACGAGATTTTTCTTTAAAAAAAAATATAGATTACTTTCAAGATTTAAACACAACAAAATATCCTAAAACGGCAGAAGGTTATAAACAATATATGCAAGATAGATTATCTGGTGAAATAGATGCTGCTGGTAATACGGTAATGACAAGAGACGGTGATAATAATTTTATTCCTGTAGACACAACATTTGATATGGCGTCAAGCGACATGGACCAAGGAACAGAAATAGAAGATGATACTATGTTAAAAAGAAGATTTGCAGCAGAAGGTGGTATTATGAACAGTGATGTTGTAGGTGGAGAAATGGATTTTGATTCAGCAAGACAGATGTATGGTCTAGGTAAACTTGTTAAGAAAATTA